CGCACACGAAGGAGCAACCGAGATGATCAGCACTCAGCCCAGCAGGCAGGACATGATGCGCGTGCCGTGCCTCATTCATCACCCGGCCACACTGGACGGCGCACGATCCTGGGTCCTGTCCCTGCCCGGCCCGGTCACGGCCGGCGCTGCGCTCACTGCCCTGCGGGGAGAAGGTTCCCACTGCTGTGCACGTGGCGCGTACGCCGCTTACCTCATCGGGGCAGCTGCCCGCATGATGGCAACGGAGACCGAATTGGCGCGCGAGGGCCAGCACGCATACACGTTCGAGATGTGGACGCCGGCCGGCGGTATCTACCGGCTTACGGGAGATTCGCCCCTCGTCTGGGCATCTAAGCCCAGGATCGCGCGCGAGCGCGCTGTTTCCGCTCTGGGCACCGATGACTACCGGCTCGGCGCCGGCTATCACCAGCGTGGCTACTGCTGCCAGGACATCACGGCTACCCGGGAGGCCTGAGTCATGAGTGATGTCACTGCTACTGCCCTGCTGCTGGCCAAATCGGATTGCCGGCGCGCTCACGTGTTCATCGTCAGTAACGGGGGTGACATTGCCTATGCAGCCACGAAGCTTCCCGGTGCCGTGGCCTGCCTGGCCTGGCATATCGCCGGCGGTTACCAGCCTGAGTCATGCGCTGTCCATGCTGACGGATCGCCGTGCGAGTCCGCCGGCATGGCTGTTCCCTTCCTGTACCGGGCAGGGTTCCGTCACTGAGCACTGGTCACCAGTGCCCCTAGCCCGCACCGGGCTAGGGGCACTTTGGCGTCTTGCCCTCTGTATGGCCCCAGGATCGATGGAGACGGGCCGGCAGGGTTGCCCTCGTGGTCACCACTAGCCCGGCGTTCCCGGCTCGTTAGGGTGGCATACAGCGCTGTGTTCCCTGAGTTACTGACTTCCCCTCTTCCCTGCCCCTCCTTCCTGGCCTCGTTGCCTCCGGCTCATGAATGCCGGAGCCAATTTTTAATCCCGGCAGCCTCTGCCTGGCCAATTATTTAAATAATTAACTCAGGGGCTCAATTATTTATCCAGGCAGAGGCTGGCCGATTTAAATCCTTCGCAATCAATGGCAAATGAACATTTAAATAATCAACTGTGAGCCGGGCTAACTGCTGTTGTTTAGCCTAACTAACTATTACAGTTAGCAAAGCTAAGCGATAAATGGCAATGGCATTATATCCCCATTAGTTTATAGGGAATTAATCCCGAACCGGACACACAGGGACAGACCCCCCATCCTTAATCAAACCGGGGCAAAAGGGGCGGGCCAGGTTCCCTGCGTGAGTTTCAGGGATACCCCGGTACATAGTGTCACCCAAGGGCAAAAGTGCGTGAGTTTTGCGGGGTAGCAGGCACGTAGTGCCAGAAGCCAGGGAATAGTGCACTGTACCAGTCCTGTGTTACTGGCAGATAGTGTCCTGTACGGGTTCCCCCCGGGAGTTAAATATTTAAAGGAAAAGCCCTCCTGGCACACCAGTACCAGGAGGGCTCGTTCCTCTTCCTGCTTTACCCCAGGTTCAGTGCCACCCCGGCCAGCGCGCAGAAGTCCGGCAAGGTGATATACCCGTCCAGGGGATCACCGTGACGGAAGTCAGCAGCAAGCGCGCTGCGGGTAATATCCCCGAAATCCTCCTGGGACTGGTACTTCCGCATCGTCCCGTGCCCGTTGCGGTATCTGAGGTAGTAATAATTACCCTCCTCATCCCACGCGTCCCACTGAGACGGGCAGGCGAAGCACGTGCTGACTGCCCTGGTGATGGTGACCACTGCCCACGCCTCCTTTCCCTGATTATTTAACTACCTGGGCACCGACCACGTTCCGGTTGCCCGCAAACGCTGGGTGAATACCTGCCCCAGCCACAGTGCCTGCCACGCGCCCGGCTGGCTATCGGGGTCCATAAGACTGCGGCAGTGGTCCAGCTCGCGCCCGAAGCGCTCCAGGACCAGTATTTCCGCATCCGTCATCGGGTAGGGGATCTCCTCCCCGTCATTGCTCATTGCCCTGCCTTCCTCGCGTAAATGCCGATCCAGTAGCCCAGGTGGGAGTTCAGCAGGCCCTCGGTCGAGCGCTCGTAGCCCTTCTCCGCTCGGTAGCCGGCAGCCAGGGACAGGAATTTCGCGCATTCCCTGCTCTGGTCAGCCAGGATTTCCTGCCAGTACCGCTCGTCATCACTCACAGATCGTCCCGGCCGGCGAAGGTGGTCATCATGCGCTCCCGGTACTCCGGGTCGCTGATCATCGTCTGGATATGCTGCGCCTGACGGATGATGCGCTGGGCCAGGTCCCGGTACTCCTCGGGATCGCCGGCCCGGTCCAGCACGCACGCCCACGCGTTGCGGTAATTGCGCTCGGTGTTCTGGGTGGCGAACTGCTCCCAGAAGCGGATAATAGGATCCGTCCCGTTCGCGCGTGGGTTTACCCGGGGCTCAGCGCGCCAGTCATAGGGAGGGGGGTCGGGCAGTCCTTTTCCCCGGATGTCATAGGAGGCGCCGGCCAGTGCGCGCAGGTCAGCGCGCACGGTGCCGGGGGAGACCTTCAGCGCGCCGCACAGCTGGGCCAGGGAGTACCCCTCGTGCTCGCGCAGCCAGTCATGCCGGCGCTGCACGGCCCGGGGTGAGGAGGCGCCCATCTACTCCCACTCCCGCACACGGGTGGTGGTGGCGCGCAGCGCGTAGTTGTACGCCTTGCGGATCTCCGTGTAGATTGCGCGCGTCTGGTCCGGGATGCCCAGGGCCACGCGCCGCTTCTTGGCGCCGAAGGACAGCCAGTGATCGCCGTTATAGGCGTGCAGCTTCTCCCGCAGCCGGTTCAGGTCCAGCCCGGGGTTGCGGTACATCACCTGGGCGATGGCCTTCCACAGGCCCCCGTCCAGGTTGCCCGGCCCGTCCATATCCGACAGGATCCACGCCGTCATCCCCAGCAGCTCCAGGGTCGGGTCCAGCGCTGCGATGCGCGTCAGGTCCCGCACGCAGTGCAGGGTGCCCTTGCGGGTGGACTGGCTGACCGACAAGCCGAAGGTGCCGATGGCCGCCTCGATGCGGACCGCCTCGTCCTCGCCCGCAGCCAGGCGCAGGCGCCATTCCTGCTGGGGGGAGTACGCCTTGCGGCCGGTGCTGATGTCATAGGCCGTCTGCGCCTGCCGGGCCGGGGTGTAGGTGCCGTCCAGGATGACGCACCACAAATGCGCGTCCCGGCCGTGCTGCTCGCAGATGGCCTGGAGGTACAGGGCCCGGTTCTGGCCCTCGGTGACCCACATGCGCCCCTGGCTGTCCCGCATGACGGACAGCACCTCGGCCTTGTCGTAATCCCAGGCGCCGGTGCGGATGGGGTGGCTGGGCACGGATCGCTGGGAGGTCTGGTCGATCAGCAGCTTGCTGACCGGGACCAGCTCCACGGTGCGGGGATCATCCCCGGGATGCGTGTAATTGATCATGCCATGATGATAATACGCAAAGGAATCACCTGTCAAGGGGTAGACACGCGATAGATCGCTGATGTAGGGTTGAGGTCATGAGCTACGGACGCATGGGCCCGGCCTGCGATGTCTACGTGATCCCTACTGTCGTGCGGGGCGCCAAGGCCATCCAGTGCCTGGCGTGCCGGATCAACCCGGTCAGCCCGTTTTACCGGGACTCGGCACTGATGATCATCCATCTCAACGAGCATGCGGCGCGTGGCCATCAGGTCCCTCCGTACGTGTTCCACAGCGTGCTCACGCGTGGTGCGGACTACCTGGGCGAGATCGCCCCCGAGGAGGGGTAATGAGCGTGCGGCTGCGCCGGGACGGGGAGATTATCCCGGGAACTGAATCCGGCTTCCGCACTAATGTGCCGGTGGCCAGGGCCAATGCCATGATCTTGTGGCGGGCCGGCAATGACAGCTGGCTTTTCCAGCATGGCCGGGACCGGTGGGACATGACGCGCTGGCGCTGGGATGAGTTTACCCGGCCGGATGACGGCGTGCTGGAGATGCACCTGATGGGCTGGCACCCCGGCTGGGACGAGGCTGCGGGCACCGGCTACGTCATCGAGGTGGACCCGTGAGGTGGCGCCGGCGCAAGCTGCCTGATATTCCCCGGTGCCCGGTGTGCTCGTGCGCGCTGACCATGCGCACGTTCCGGTGGTGGTGCCCCCGGTGCCGGACCAGCGACTTCCCTGAAAGGACCCGCAGGTGAACGAGAAGTTCTTTATCATCATGGCGTGGCAGGACGGCTGGACGGATTTCCTGAACGTCAGCTCGGCCACGTTCCCTGAGCGGCTGGGCCAGCTGACGCGTACCCGTTTTAATTACCCGGATAACACGTTCCGGCTCGTGCGCAGGACGGATGAGTTTGTGGAGGAGACCCGGTGAGCGTCATGGATGTCCCCGAGCAGGTGATGTGCCACTGCACATGCGATAAGTGCCTGCTCGCGCGCTTCATGGGACTGGATAAGGAAAAGCACTGCAACCGGCCCTGGACGAACTGCCGGGTGGACCGGTAAAGGCAGAAACGGGGAAAGGGGACGCATGATGCCGGTTTTCAGGAAATACCCCCCGGGATTCGGGAAATGTGACGCCCGGGGCTGCAAGAAGGGCTGGATACAGCAGTACAAAGAGATTTCCGGCCGTCTCCAGAAGGACGGCAAGAAGAAATGCCCCGTCTGCAATGGCACCGATATGGTCAGGAAGCGCTGAGATGACCTGGATTGCGTTCTGCTGTGCCGGGGTGGTCCTGACAGCTGCCTGGGCCCTCTGGTTTACCGGGATTTACCTGGGCTGGTGGGTATTCCGGCCTGTCCACAGTGTCCATCAGCGCCTGAGAAGGAGAAAAAACGCGTCATGAGACGGGTTCTGCCGCATCATCTCCGGGCACGGAAGCCTTTTCCGTGCATCACGTGCTCCGGGACGGGATTTGACAACCAGAAAACCTGTATTTCCTGCCGGGGGAGAGGAATTACGCGCATCCCCCGGTCCATGGCGCGCGATATCAGGAAAGGAAAAGCCCGATGGCCGATACAGGGACCCCGGTACCGCTAGCCCGGGGCCAGCTGCGCCGGATCTCGGCCTCACTGCCCCATGAGACGCGCCTGGAGCTGGCGAACGCCATGTTCAGCCTCATGACGCACGCTGACACGGTGTGCAAGCGGGCAGAAGATCCCGGCCAGCCCGGGAAGTCGTTCTACTACTGGGCCGGGTATGCTCGCGCGATGTCCGAGATCTGCGATCTGCTCGGCGGCAGTGACCTCGCTCTCCTTGACACATGATATGTGGCTTAGTAGATTGCTGTCATGACTAACCGCTGGGCTGTTTTCGACTGCACATCTCTCATCGGCACGCTGATGTTTGCTGCGGCGTGGCTGGGCATGAATGTCCGGTCTCCTCACGACCGGCGACGTCCGGTGTTCCATAACCGGCTGCTCTCGCTGATCGTGCTGCTCGCTGCCGGCACTGCCTGGTCCGCTATTGTCGCTCTTACGTTCTTGGAGAATTCATGACGTGCCTCAGGATCACCCCGTTCCAGGCTGAGGAGCTGGAAGATGCCGTCGCGCGCCAGGAAGCTTCGGATTCCTGGTTCACGATCACCTGGCGTGGTGCGGCCCCCTGGATCGAGATCCATGATGCTGACAGCCTCAGGGAGGTAACCGGGATTATCAGGGCCCGGTACGCCGTCAGGAAGGCCCAGGACCGCTCGTTTGTCTCAGCGTGGAAATCCCTGCGCCTGCTCAGTGACAGGCTGGAGAAGGAGCTGGAGAAGAAGCTATGAGCCCATCTGGCCGGATGACGGCCCGCACGGGCCGGCGCATGATCGCCTCGGACACCCACATCGGCCACCGGCTGATGGCCGGGCTCCGGGGTTTCGGGACAGTCGTCCCGGAGAAGGACCTGGTATCCGTGAGCGACACCTCCCTCCTGACCCGGAACGGGCGCATCGTGACAGACGGGGATATCGCTGATCACGATGCCTACGTCATCGACACCTGGAACTCGCGCGTGCGCCCGGAGGACACGGTATTCCATGCCGGGGACGTTTTCCTGGGCCCGCATGCCAACATAGAAAAAATCGCGTTCCTGAACGGGACCAAGCACCTGATTGCCGGCAATCACGACGAGGTATTCGCCGGCCACAGGCAGGGATACCGGCATCACCGGATGTGGATGGCCTACTTTGACTCCATCAGCGCGTTCCTGCGGCTTAATCTCGGGGACATGCGCTGCCTGGTGTCTCATTTCCCGTACGGGGGCATGCCCGAAGGACACGGCGAGGGCCGGTACGAGGAATTCCGGCTGCGCAACGAGGGATTCATGCTCCTGCACGGCCACACGCATGGCAGTGAGCCGTTCACGCGCGTGGACGGTGTGCTGGTCCCGAATATGGTTCACATCGGCTGGGACACCTGGGGTGGCCCTGTCGAGCTGGATGTCATGGTCCGGGCAACGGCAATCGAGCTGGGAAGGCTGGCGAGAGCGGGTGAGTGAGCTGCTGTACACAACCATGGACGGGACAGAGTTCTTTGCCGACGTGGTCCCCGGGATGTGGTGGCATCACTGCCCCCGCTACCGGGGGATCATGTACGTCTCCCAGGCTGACCCGCAGCACGAGGGCCAGGCACCGGGATGCGGGTGCTGGTCGTGATCTGCTGGTTCTGCGCTGAGCCGGTCCCCGATGCCCTCCTGGGCGAGTTCGGTGAGGACAGGCAGTTCTGCTCAGAAGAATGCTTTGCTGACTACTGGGACGACGGGTTCTCTCCAGCTGACTACGCTTGACATGCGATACACCGCACTGGTAAACTACATGCATGAGCACAGTGACAGAAACCCCGGCCCGCACCGTGCCCGGGATCGTGTGGTGGGATAATCTGTCCCTGCCAGGGACCCGGGTCGAAAAGGGCTGGATTTATTTCAGCGACCACACGCGCCTGGGTTTCAACCTGGCGACCCCGGCCCGGCCGGTATTCCCGGATTTCCAGAATTGCTGGCACCCGGAGAAGGTTGTCAAGCGGCACTTCTACCTGGCGCGCCGGTTCCTGGGTGGTCTGGGCTACAACATCGAGATTACCGAGGACACCATCCGCCGGCCCGCTCAGGAGCCGTCATGACTGAGCTGACGCCCAGCCAGAGATGGGCTCTTCAGCAGCGCGCCCGTGCCGTTGAGGAAGTGGGTGCCGATCTGGTGACGGACTGGGAATCCATTCTCGGGGACCTGGTAATTGCCAATGGCACCATCCCCGTGGGGGACGTGCTGATGATGCTGGTCTGCGTTCACAAGAACGCCGTGAACGAGAGGAGGCCCCGTGCTGGGTGAAGAGTTCGAGCAGATGGTCCGGGACGTGCTGAACCTGCACCAGGTTAACTACATGGACACGACTTTCATGGAGCTGCTGCACTGCGGGTGCGGTGCCCCCCTGCCTGAGGGGCTGATCCCGCACCAGGCAGCCATGATCACCAACGCGTTTGCGGAATGGGGGCTGAGCTGTGCCGGCTACGCGTCTGTCTAGCAGAGTGCCCTGCCTGCTGGTCGTGCTGACCGAGGCGCTGCAAGAGCACAAGTGGCTGTACGTCACGCGTGGCTGCTCCTGCGGCTGGATCCCGGAGCTGCATGGCCGGGGTGATTCTTCTGTCCTGCACAGTGCCCACCTGGCCGTGATCGTCCAGGAACTGCTGGATTCCCTGGACCTGCTGACTGAGGGGGGCCTGTGAGCAGGGGCCAGGCGAAGATCCTGCGCAAGGTCGCCAGGACCAAGGAGAAGGAGGCGCGCAAGTTCCTGCGCTCCAGGGATCCGGTCGACAAGGCCGTTGGCCGGGAGCTTCTCACCCAGGTCAGGAACCTGCGGACCAGGGCAGACATCATGGACGCGCAGGGCTGAGGCTGGCTTTCCTGATCATCCCCTGATACGATACGGGGACGACAACGAAGGGAGGGCTGCGTGAGCACCCAGTCTCAGTCAGGCGCCCCGGAGCACAAGTCCCGGGCGCTGGCCAAGCCCCTGGACATGAAGAAGGTTGCCGATCTGTACTACAACCAGGGCATGTCCCTGGAGAAGATCGGCAAGCTGCTGGGCCCTCCCCCCAAGGGGGTAACCGGGATGACCGTGCGGCGCCAGATGATGCGCGCTGGTTTGTCCACGCGCCCCCTGGGATTCAACTCAGCCCGGGGCAGGGCAGCATCACGCGCACGCTGGGGCAGCTCCCGGGACGACTTCAAGTACACAAAGATCATCGATCTGGGCAAAGAGCACCCTGCTCCCTACCCGATTGCCCTGATTGCCAGGGAAGCCGGCGTTTCCTACTCCTGGGCCTGTCACGTGCTGACCCGGGAGAATTTGCGCCCCCGTAAGTTCACCCGGAAGAGGAAGGAAGAGGAGGAGCAATGAGCATCTTCGGCAAGAAATATATTGCCCATGACGGGGGAGGTGACCGTCACGTCGGCACGTCTGCGGATGTAGAAGCCCGGAAGCGCGCTGACAAGGCGATGGCCGCAGCCGCAGCCAAGGAGCGCGACAAGCGGCTGAAGCAGAGGAAGCTTGACATTGCCCAGGCCCAGGCCGAGCTGGTCAAGGCCGAGGTGTCCGGGGACAAGAAGCGGATCAAGAAGGCGAAGAAGGCCCTCAGGGACGCCAAGGGCTGAGTCTGCGCGCAAATACAGGCTGGCCGGGTTACTCCCCGGCCAGCCTTCTTGCGTTCTTGACGCGATGCCTGGCACTGCGTAGGATCACACTACATCGACCGAAGGAGTCACTGTGGACCTGACCAAATGGGAACTGGCCGTACTGCGCGTGATTGCCGACCGGGGCTCCAATGCGCGCCCCCTGGACGCTGAGACACTGCACCGGTCCCTGCCGGTGGAGCACCAGCTGTCCCCGCACCTGTACAACCGGATGAAGCCCCTGCTGGACAAGGGCCTGGTGCTGTCCCGCACGATGCGGCCGATGCGCAGGGCCTGCTATTCCCTTACCCCCGATGGCCTCAAGGTGCTGGAGGGTAGTGGCCCAACCCGGCACGACCGGGTCCAGCAGGCGCAAGCCATCCTGGAACTGGCCCGGCTGTGCAAGGAATCGGGCCTGGTGAACGTATCCGCAGCACTGGCCTGGGAGTCCTGGTCCCCCTTGTGCCGGGAGGGTGAGTGCGCTGCCGGCGCGATGGTCCACGCATGGCCCGGCGCCCTGCGGACCATCCGCAAGCTGGGCTACACCGGCACCGACGAGAACGCCGACGCCGTAGCTGCCTTCTGTGAGGGGGTGCTGTGCGGGTGAACGCCAACAGACGGCTGATCAAGGATTGCAGAAGGCTAGCCGAGAGACAAGGCTGGGAGGTGCGGATGGGCGGCAACGGCCACTGGCATTTCATCTCCCCGGCCGGGAGGCGCATAATCACGCCGTCCACACCAGGTGGCGGCAACCCCCGCAAGTTCCTCAACGTGCGCGCAGAGCTGCGCAAAGCCGGCCTGGAGGGGCTGTAGGCCCTTGACGCGCAGTGCCTTACTGCGTAGCCTTGGGAGCGTCGCACAGGCCATGAGAAGGAGTCCCAGTGATCAGGCTTCAGATCATCGACCGCACCGGCCACACAGAGCTTCTGGAGCGCTCTGCGAGCGCTCCAGCTGACCCGGGCACCCTGACCCGGGAGGAGATCGAGGAAAAGTTCCAGGAGATGGTGGGCACTGGCGCTGCTTTCGCCGGCAGCGACACCAGTGGCCTGGAGCAGGTGACGAAGTTCAGCCAGATCCCGGACGATCAGGACGTGACGGTCCTGATCGTCGGCCCCTATCAGGGTGGGTAAGAGGGGCCGGCGGCGCCTGCGGGAAGAGGCCCTGATGGCCAGGACCGGCTACACCGGCATCGTATTCCCTGGGCAGGATCATATTCTCAGGGAATACGCGCGCCTTGAGGGGCACTGGAATCCCATCCCGACAAACCCTTTTCGGCTCGGCCCGGATCATCCTCATATGCCCATGGAGCTGCGAAGGCCGACACCAGCCCGGCGCGTGGTGCAGTACGAGCGGTATCCCTGGGTAGAGGGCGTCCCGGTATTCCCGTATGACTATACTTTTGCCGAGTGGAACGGCGCAACCTGCCCGGCGAACGGCGCGCAGGAAAAGGCGAGGGAACTGTTCATCAGCCGGCTGGCGGCTGCCCAGCGCGAGACCTTCGAGGCGTACCAGTGCATTGATGTCCTGGGTTCTTCGGGGGATGTCTGGCGTATTGACACCGCCGGAAGTAATTCCTTCAACATCCTGAACATCAATAATCTGACGCGCCACTGCTTTCATCTCAGTGATTACCAGCTGCCCTTGTTCGATCACTTCACGGCTCAGGCAGCTATCCTCGCCTGCGCTGATCACAATGCCCGCAAATGGCCCTGGAGGCCAGAAGTGGACACGTCAGGAAAGCGCAGGCTGCTTTCCCTTTACCCGGTGGCTAATTATCCGGTGCATAAAAAGGAGCCCAGTGAGTTATCCTGTTTTCGCTATCGGCACGTTTACCCGGGACCTGTCCATCAGCGAGCTGGCCGGGGAGGTGGATAACCTGCTGAGGGGAGCCGGGTTCACCAAGGACACCCTGTACAGTCCGCACCCCACTGTCATTGACGGTCGGGAAGTCCCTGCCGGGTACTGCATCGCCGGCGCGATCAACAAGGTCCTGACCGGCTCGCACGAGTACCCCCGTGCCGAGGGATCCTATTTGCTGCCGATGCAGCACATGAACGGGACCATGGGCCACTTTGCTGCCCGGTTCTGTGACATCGCATCAAAGGAGTTTCCTGCCCTGTGGATGGAGGCGAACATCTTTGCGCCTTCCAGTCCCGTATCTTCCGTGGATGCTCACTTCCTCGTCAACGCGATGGTCCGGTTCAATAACCTGCCGGCGGTCACGCTGGCTGACATGCGGCGCGTTCTCATCCTGATGCGCTAGGGCATGCGAAAGCCCCTGTGCCTCCTCATACGGGGCACAGGGGCTTTCTGCTGCCTACCTGAGGTTGAACAGGTCCTTGAAGAAAACCAGGACCCCGCCGAGGCTGCGGAAAAGCCCTTTGAAGAAATTGGCTGCCTGAGCCGGCCCTACGGCGCGCAGGACGTAGACAATAATGATGACGACCAGGATCCACCCGATAATCTTGGCGAGGAAAGCGAATGGCCCCAGGAATTCGTCTTTCATTTACTTTTTGTCTCCTTCGGTCTTGGGCTTGCGGCCGGAGCGGTCGGGCTTCTGGTTCTTGCCTTCCTTACCCTCACGCGCCTTCTTGATCTTGGCCTGCTTCTCGCGCTCAGCTGCCTTCTTGTCGCTGCGCTGCGCACCCCGCTCACGGGGCTGCCCGGCTTTGGAACCGCTGCGGCGTCCGGCCACGGGCTGTCTCCCTCCTAGTCAAAATACCTGTACCCGTAAGGATATAACGCATCAGGAAACCTGTCAACCCCCTTGACGGGCCGGTGGCAGTCCCCTAGTATCGTCCCAATCGGCACCCAGCCAGGACCCGAACCGCTACACTCAATTTAAATGTTCGTGGTTAACCATGCCCGGATTATTTCCCGGTCGTGATGCGTCCCGGGAGGAAAAAGCCCTCCGGGATATGCCCTGCGGCGTTAGGTAACAGGTGCTATTCAGTGAGGATACTTCCCGAGCACGTGTAATTATCCACGCAGCGCTTTACGGCGCCATAGCATGTTTTCTTATTCTCCCTGCTTTGCTGGTACTGAGCATGTACCTTCAGACCGGGACCAGTTCCCCCGCTTTCTCGGCAGCCGGTGACGTCGCAGGGGCCTCCCAGCCTCTCAAGGCACGTGTCACCCACGCCGGCGCGCACTTCGCAGATGCGGGCAAGGCCACCCGGATGTACATCGCCCGGCACTACCACCCCTACGTGAAACCCAGGCCGGTTCCCCCGGCCCCGGTGGCATCCCCCTCTCCTCCCCCTCCTCCGCCCCCGGCCCCGGTGCAGCCGGCCGGCTCTTACCAGCAGTACGCGCAGGGCCTGTTCCCCCAGTACGGGTGGGCCTCGTCGGAATTCAGCTGCCTGGACGCGCTGTGGAATAAGGAAAGCGGCTGGAATCCCCGGGCGTACAACGCCTACTCCGGGGCCACGGGCATCCCCCAGGCACTGCCCGGGTCCAAGATGGCCTCTGCGGGGGCCGACTGGGCTACCAACGGCGACACGCAGATCCGCTGGGGCCTGGGCTACATCAAGGAGCGCTACGGCACCCCGTGCAGCGCCTGGGCTACTTCTGAAGCGACGGGAGCTTACTGATGTTCGTCATCGGCACCACCACCCTGATCATGATCTTGCTGGCGCTGTGCGTCGGCGTGATCCTCGGCGCGTTCGCCGTGATGTCGATCTACCGGAACAGGGACCAGCGTCTCTGGGAAACGGTGAACAACAGGATCGCGCTGTTCACCCCGGCTTTCCCTGTACCCCAGACGCGTCCTGCCCCGGTCCAGGTAGTGACCTCAGCACCCCGGCGCGTCCCGGCCGACATCCTGGGCGATGACACGGTGATCAATCCCAAGTACACCCCGACCGGCCTGGATAACCTGCGCGCGTCCATGACTGACCGTGGTTTCCCGGGCACGGGTGAGTTCAGCGCCGTGCGCGAGCCGGACTTCACGGGCCCGCTCTCTGCCTTCCGTGATGTCCCCGAGCCGGAGCCTGCCCGGGACGATTATCACGAGGCGCCTGATACGGACTGGCGCATCCCCTATAATTATCAGGCCCAGCCTGGTACAGTGGCAGCTGAGGAGCCCTCATTCGTGTGGCCCTCCGGGGAGAGCCGTGAGCAGCTCCTTGACCGTCTGGAACGCGAGGCATGGGGAGGACGCGTGGCTATCTGTGGATGACCACCACGCTCTTGCCCAGGCGCACCGGATGCTCGCACGCTATGACATGACCTGCGTGCCTATCCTCCGGCGCCCGGGGAACAGCACAGGCCCGGCTGCCGATCCGGTCTCCACGGCCGGGGAGATCCTGCTGGTCCACTCGGCGCAGCGCTGCCCGGCCAGGGCCGGGGACGGCACGTGGTGCTGTATCCACAAGCCCTCGGACCACCACATGCGCACCTGGCAGATGGTCTGGGTAGATGAGCACCACTTTATGATCCGTCTGTGCGAGCACGGGAACGGCCACATCGACCCGGATGACGCTGAGCACCGCAACCGCATGTGGGCGCGTGAGCGCCTGCGGCATGCTCATCTCAGCGATTCGGGGAACACCTTCTCCGTCATTGCTGATCAGTTCGACGCTGGCCGGCATGCGTGCGGGTGCCTGTGCTGTGACCCGGGGGCCCGGCCCTGAATGCGTTAGCCGGCGAGCTGGGCCGGGTCATTGCTGACCTGGATGAGATCTGGGATCTCATCCAGGACAGCGGCCTTCACGAGGATGTCAGGGACTGGGCAGCACGGGATATTGAGGACGCGTGTGCCATCCTGGCGCACGTCAGATCCGTGTTTCTCTCTTCACTGTAGTTGCAGGCCAGGTTCCCGCACGGGAACCTGGCCTGTTTTCGGAGGAATATATGGTCAGTAAATACAGGAACCGTACCCCACGCACGACACGCAGGTGGCTGGCTCCCGGTTTTCACTACAGCCAGATCCGGTGGCAGCTTGACGGCGCGTGCAACAATTATGACCCGGTGTGGTGGGATACTGATGTTGCAGCCCCAGCTGATGCCAGGAAAGCACTGCTGATCTGCTGGACAGAGTGCCCCGTCCGCAGGGAATGCACGGAGTTCTCGATGAGGAAGGGCCGGGGGGAAGAGTCCGGGATCTGGGGAGGCATCAGGCCAGCGGACCGGCGCACGATCATGCGGCGCAGGGAACGCCAGTCCCTTACCAGCCAGGAGCGGCAATGAACTGTGAGGATGTGGCCCCGGACCTGATTACCCGGGCCGTGGACGTGTTCAACCTGGAACGGGAGTTCGGGGGGCCGGACAAGGAAGCCCTGGGCAAGGCCATCTCAGCTGCCTTATTACTGCATGAGCGCAAGGTCATCGACCGGGTTGCCACCATCCTGGAGACGCTGGCTGACGCCACGGATGAGGCCGACACCGGCGAGGACGATTCCGACCAGGGAGCCCAGGCGTTCGCCATGCGCTGGGCGGCATGCCGCATCCGTGAGCACATCCCGGAGATCGCCGCCGAGAAAGCCTTGTACACCCCACGCGAGGGCGATATCGTGGAGGTAGTCCTGGCCGGTGAGGTCCACGTCCTGGACGACACCTGCGAGGCATGCGGGCATCATTCCAGGTCCATGTGGTCCCTGTTTGATAACCGCAGCAAAGCAGAGTATTACTTTGACGAAGCGGAATTGCAGGGACGCCTTCGCACGCGCGTTCTGTACCGGATGGAGGACTGATGGCCAGCATCATCATGATGAAGATCATGATGCGCGCAGCAAGGCGCGAGGCAGTGAAAACTTTCAAGGATGCCAATGACCTGGACCGTGAGGGCCAGCACGCCCGGGCGCGTTCCCTGCGCACGCATGCTGAAAGCCTGGCCCGGGAAGCTGATGACCTGGAGCGCCAGATCAGGGAGCAGCAGCGGAAGAAGGGGAAATAAGTGAAGGACAAGGGAGTAAGGCCCGGGTTTGTTGCCGTGCTGACGGACGAATCCGGGTCCATGTACAAGATCAGGGAAGATGCCGAAGGGGGCTATCAGCAGTTCCTGGCTGAGCTGGAAAAATCCGGCGTGGATATCCTGGTCTCCCGGTACGCTTTCGGGGGTTCCCGGTTCGAGGTTGTCCATAAGCCCGTGCCTGTTGCCGAGGCACCCCCGATGGCCATGAAGCCCGGCGGCACCACCCCCTTGCTGGACTCTATCGGCAAGGTGATTCCCCGGATCACCCGGTCCAGCCGCACCAAGGGCCGGCGCATCACCCTGGTGATTATCACTGACGGCGAGGAGAACGCCTCGGTTGAGCATAAGCGCGCTGATATCCGCAAAATGCTGACCAAGCTGCAAAAGCAGGACGACTGGGATGTCGTCTACCTGGGCGCCAATCAGGACGCGTTCCACGAGGCCGGCAACATCGGCATCAGCATGCGCTCGACGGCTAACTACAGGGGCACTAGAGCCGGCGCACAGTCTGCTTACCTGAACACCGGGGTTGCTGTTGCCGCAGCTTTCACATCAAATGCTCCCGTTAGCTATTCGGATGAGCAGCGCACAGCGATGGAAAATCCTGATGGCAGCTGAAGAACCGGAGTACGTCTACCGGGTTATGGCTTCCGGAAGCATTTACAAGAGATCTGTTAGCAAGAATTCAGCTATCCAGACGGTCTCGGCTGGATACCGGTACACCCGGAAGTGGAACCCGGAAACGCGCCGGTATGAGAAGGCAGTCCCTGATGGCCGGTTCCGTATCCTGCGCGCTCCTGTCGGTGAGTGGGAAGATGTGACGGACGAGCTGCGCAAGTAGCCGTCCCCCCAGGGAGCCCGGATCAACTGATCCGGGCTTCTTGCTATTATCGTCTTGTATGCCTACACAGGAGAAATACATGACGATGAAATTAGGCAAGGCGCCGGCGCGCAAGGACAAGCGGACGCTTCAGTTCAGCCGGTACGCGACAACCCAGTCACTGAAAACTCCTTCCTCAGCGCACTGGGGACACGGGCTTCCCTTTGGGATGCTGGGCAACGACCAGTACGGGGACTGCGTGGAAGCTGCCTACGCGCACATGCTCCAGATCTGGATCACGCGCGCTGGCGGTTCCTTTACCCCTGACTCCACCTCTGTGCTGAATGCTTACAGCGCACTGACGGGTTTCTCCCCGGGCAACCCCAATACCGACCGTGGCACCGACATGCTGAGCGCTGCCAATTACTGGCGCGCTACCGGGATGAACGGTCACGAGATCGACGCGTTCCTGGAAGTCAACCCCCTGCGTGCAACGGACGTCAAGGATGCGGCTTACTATTACGGGGGCGTCAACATCGGTCTCCAGCTGCCTCTTGCTGCCCAGGATCAGTCCTCCCCCGAAAGCACCTGGACGGTGTCCACAGGTGCTGGCTCGGTCGCCGGTTCCTGGGGCGGCCACTGCGTGCCGGTGTGCGGGTTCGACAAGAACACGCTGTGGGTTGTCACCTGGGGCTACATCCAGGCGATGACCTGGGACTTCTTCACCACCTACTGTGATGAGGCGTTCGTGTTCCTGTCGCACGACTGGATCGAGAACACCGGCAAATCCCCGTCCGGGCTGGCCTGGGGCGTGCTGATGGCTGATCTGGCAAACCTGGGGCACTGATGCACTTCCTGACGTCTGCCTGGTCCCAGATCTGGCCGAACCTGGTGGCCGGGCTGTTCCCGTCCGGCGCCGTGGCAGTCTCGCACGTCAAGCGCGTGAACATGGCCAGGCGCCACCACGCCGAGATGAAACAGCACGTTAACGGGGTTGCAGCAGCTATGTCCCTGTCCCGGCCTTCTTTCTCCGGGAATCTGTCAGTGGGCAGCAAGGGGGACCTTGACCCCGCTGACGGTGCCATGCTAAAGTAGTGAGCAGGGACGCCCCCCAGACCGGGGGCTCCCTGTCCACTCTAATCCCCAGTAGCTCAGCCTGGCAGAGCGCATGTTGATCTGGTGGAGCACAATTTCTTGTCAGGCAGAGATGCAGCCAAAGTTACTCTTTGGCGCCAGCAAACTAAAGCACGACTAGTTGTTGAGCATGGTGGGCGATGTGTGGACTGTGATTTTACGGGACCTCCGTTCATGTTTGACTTTGACCATCGCGTTCCCGGAGAAAAAGCGTTTGGGTTATCGGGGCGTGGAGTAAGTCGAAGTTACGCGCGCCAGTTAGAGGAGTCCAGGAAATGCGACTTAGTGTGCGCTAATTGTCACAGGATGCGAACACACAGGCAGCGATGTCCCGGATGTTTGCACTGCACCACAGACAATCTCATGTAGCTCAATTGGCAGAGCAAGTGGCCGTTAACCACGAGGTTGAAGGTTCGAGTCCTTCCGTGAGAGCATGGCACCGCTTGCTGGCCTGCCGGGGTACACTCCGGTTAACAGCAGGCATTATGCCCTCGTAGCTCAGATGGCCAGAGCAGCTGCCTTGTAACCAGCAGGTCACAGGTTCGAATCCTGCCGGGGGCTCTTGATCTTTCCTTATTCCGGGATTACAATTCCTTTACAGGGGTTGCCGTAAACCCCCCGATCTCCGGGGAGCGGGAATGGGAAGTCACGACGGCTGGAAGCTGGTTGCAGCTGCGTACGACAGGCGGCTTGCCGATCAGGAGAGGGATATCACCATCGTCCTGGGCGACCAGGTGATGGGAAAAGGGGTGGACACCCCCGTGCAGGTAGGATAGTCTAGTACAAGACCGGGAGGACGTCCACCCGACCTCCCGGTCACTAATCCGGGATGGTCTAGCGGCATGACACCAGGTTCTGGCCCTGGTAACCGAGGTTCGAATCCTTGTCCCGGAGCACAAGCGGGCATAACCCCTCGGTCCTCTAAACCGGTGGAAGGGTAACTGGATTCATGGGGGTTCGAATCCCTCTGCCCGTGCAATTCCTGCTGGCGCGTTATACTATTCCTGTAGCCTTTTCGGACTTACAGGAATTTACCGCTAGCAGAAGGACTTCCCATGGCTTTATCAGTAGCCAACCTGAACGTTTACCCGTTCGGCGGGGCAGCAGTCGTAGACAACGAGTCAACCATCGCTAACTACGCTCTGTCCGCTCACACCTCGGCCGCCACCCTGGTGGCTTTCCCCACCGTAGGCTCCGGCGGAACCGCAGGTGTGTACACCCCATCCGGTAACATCTTCGTCGCTGCTCTCCTTGACGGCGAGCAGCGAGCGCGCTTCTTCTACACGGACGGTAACTCCGTGGCGCTGCCGACCATCAAGTACATCGCCCAGACCCAGTACACCGACTCCGTTGGCCTCAAGGGCGGCGGCTTCAAGGTTGCCCTGACCCCCTCGGCTGCCAACCTGGTGGACGCCACCTCCCCCATGACCTTCTACCTCGACGGTTTCGCTATGCTGATCATTGCGTCCACGCAGTACGGATGATACTGTTCTTCTAGTGGATGCATGCAGGTCCCGGCCCCCCAGCCAGAGCGTCGAACTGGCTGGGGGGCCGTCTAGCCCCCATCGTCTAGCGGCCCAGGACAACGCCCTTTCAAGGCGTGAACCGGAGTTCAACTCTCCGTGGGGGAGCGAAAGGAGAAGGCCCGTCAGGGGCTTCTTGATTTACCCTTCAATATGGAGCTGATTCACATGCCAGAGACGCTGGCACGGAACACACGAAGGGGCGTATGCCCCTGTAGCCCAATGGCAGAGGCACCGGACTTAAAACCCGCTCAGTGTCGGTTCGAATCCGACTAGGGGTACGCCCTCAATCTTATCCACAGCCTACACGACCAACTGAAAAGCCTCTTGACAGCCCCCGGACCCCGGGTATATGATGGAGGTACAACAGCAAGGGAGAGCACGACCAGCTTCCTGATGCGGTGCGGAGTGGAGCAGTTCGGTAGCTCGCTGGGCTCATAACCCAGAGGTCACGGGTTCAAATCCCGTCTCCGCTACTGGGTCCTAGCACAGTTCAGGACTTACAACTTCATAGATCGCCCGGCCCGAGGCGATTCACTCTAAATATCGGGCTCTAGGGGCCTTAGCTCAGCTGGTAGAGCGCTTGCCTGGCAGGCATGAGGTCGTGGGTTCGAACCCCGCAGGCTCCACAAGTGTGAGTCAACCGGCACACTCTAATCCCTACCGGTTGAGCCAGGGCCGCTAGCTCCAATTGGCAGAGCATCTGTTTTGCAGTCAGAGGGTTCGGGGTTCGAGTCCCCGGTGGTCCACGGGAGCGGAGGATGGTTGTGCACATCCCTCACTTGCCTTCCGGCTTTAGCCGGTCACCGAAAAGGTGGCGTATTGAAAAATGGATATGGACAGGGATGACAGTGGCGTGGATCGCCCTGTATTTCCTGAATCGCCCATTATTCGACGCGCTGTCTATTCTGTACGTGATTTGCATCAGTCACTGGGCACTGGTACTGGGAGCCTCCAGTACCGAAACTGCCTCAGAGGCACGGGATAGCGCAAATGGGTCCAGCTAAGCACCTATAGCTCAGCGGGAGAGCGTCGCTCTTACAAAGCGAGGGTCCGGGGTTCGAATCCCTGTGGGTGTACTGAGGATGTAGCTCAACTGGTTAGAGCGCCTGGTTGTGGTCCAGGTGGTTGTGGGTTCGAGTCCCATCGTCCTCCCTGATCCCTGGACTGCGCGTGGGTTCACCCCCATCAGCTGACGCGCACCCAGGGATCATCTAATCAGAGTGGCCTGACGGGGAAGCAGCGGTCTCCAAAACCGTGAAATGAGAGTTCGAATCTCTCCTCTGGTGCGTGGCTAAAAAAGGTCCCGTGCATTATTTTTGCCGGAAAAAGCCCAGAGGACACTGGTATCTTCAATCCGAATCGGGTAATAACCAGCTGTGGCGGTGCAATTCATGCAGCCAGGCGCATAGCACAAAGAAAAATCACAAAGGCAATCTTCGCTAAGTCTCTGTAGCTCAGCTGGATAGAGCGCCGGCCTCCGGAGCCGGGGGTAGCAGGTTCGAGTCCTGTCAGAGACACATGAGTAACCAGACAGAGCTGGCCCGGCTGCGCAGAGCCCATCTGACGCCCAAGATCCAGCGCAAGATCGCTAAACTGGAAAGGCAGATTACTGCTCAGCAGAACCAGGCTGCCAGGAACGCGCGAAGCAACGTCAAGAGGTTCGGGAATTAGCCGGCATTACTGAACATAAGCGCCTGTAGCTCAGGGGATAGAGCGCCCGCCTCCTAAGCGGGGACAAAATGCGGGGGTTCGATTCCCTCCAGGCGCACGTCCGTATGGCTGAATGGCCCAGGCTGCCGGCTGCAACCCGGTATTACGCAGGTTCGATTCCTGTTACGGACTCATGGCTAAATGGGGCAAATGCCAGCGATGCCGCCGGTTCCGCAAGCTGGTGTACCTGAGCTGGTGCCTCGGGTGCAGGAAGTGGGTTGCAAAATAGGGGTTGACGCCCCGTCGGCCCAGCTGGTAAACTACTGGTACAGCAGCAGAACACGGAGCTTCGCAGATGCTCGGGAAAAAATGCACCCAGTGCAAGGGCCGTAAAACTGTCAGCCAGGTGATCATCATAAGCAGCCGGCTGTCGTACACCAGGGTTCAGTGCCCGAGATGTGAGGGTTCCGGTAAGGAACCAAAGAAGTAAATATACGTGGCAGTAGCTCAGCCGGTTAGAGCACCACCTTGCCAAGGTGGGGGTCGTGGGTTCGAATCCCGTTTGCCACTCTGGTGGGAGATACCAGTGTCAGAGCTGGTCTGCCCAACGCAGCAGGAGACCGCATAATTTCCGTGAAAGCGGGGGTGTTACGGGACCTGGGGGCGGTAGTTTACTGAGAATACCCACCATAAGCGGATGTAATTCAGTGGCAGAATGCCTGCTTCCCAAGCAGGTCGTCCCGGGTTCGAATCCCGATATCCGCTCTGGCCGGATCTGGTTTATCCCCAGGTTCTCATGTCCGCAGGGATAGCGGCCCGGGAACCTGTCAGGAACGGCCTATTGCACCCGTAGTTCATCAGGCAGAACGCCCTTAACTGGGAGAGGTGGGTTCGAGTCCCATCGGGTTGCGCTTCAAGTAAATACGCTCCGGTCGTCTAGTTTGGCTCAGGACACTGCCCTCTCAAGGCAGAGATCACGGGTTCGAATCCCGTTCGGAGTACTCCCCCGTTCCTCAGGGAGCCTGGTCGTATTGGGCTTCGGCCTGAACGGGACCAGTCCAGGGTCAGACCTGGTGGGGGAGCACGGGCTGTGGTGCACAGCCGCAGTAGGAGCGGTTACTGTAACAGCCGTTACCGGAATGATCACCCGGTTTCCTGAAGTGTGAAGGGCCGGCCGGTCTGGATCACATGCACCGCCTAGGTCTCTTAGCTCAGCTGGTTAGAGCACCGCCCTGTCAAGGCGGGGGTCGCCGGTTCAAGTCCGGTAGGGACCGCAAGCAGTATCTGCTAGGATAGTTCCCATGAGAGGAGAGGATCGCATGAAACGCTACGGACGTTACGGATATAAGCGATTTACCATGCGCCTCTCTAGCTCAATTGGCAGAGCTGCGGACTTTTAATCCGTGGGTTCAGGGTTCGATCCCCTGGGGAGGTACTGACAGGCAGTACCTCCTTTTTTAATTCCATACGGCTGCTTAGCTCAGTAGGTACGAGCGCTCGCCTGAAAAGCGAGAGGTCCCCCGTTCGATCCGGGGAGTAGCCACGAGGGGGAGAAATACACAAACGGCACGCGCCCCTGGGTATGCGCCGGTTTCTTCCCCTCACCACGTGGGTGTAGCTCAACGGCTAGAGCTGGTGCCTTCCAAGTACCAGATGGGGGTTCGACTCCCCTCGCCCGCTCGTGAGCGATAACTTCCTGAACATGGACTCCCTGGACGGTAAATGGAAGTGCCCCGGCTGTTTCCTGTGGGCCTGCCTGCACACCGAGGAGGACCCCTGCGGCCAGCTGGGGTGCCAGTGCCATCTCGGGTACAGGGTTGACACCGGACCGCCCAGCCCGTAAGATAGAAGGCATAACAGAAAAGTACGCCTCTGTAGCTCAGGCCGGTCAGAGCAGCTGACTCTTAATCAGTGGGTCCTAGGTTCGAATCCTAGTAGGGGCACGTAAAATCCCCGTCAAGAAGGAGAATCTATGCGGGTCATTACCCGGCTGACTGTTGTGCTTGCCGGTGCGGCAGCTGTTCTCTCGGTTAGTGCGGGCGCCCTCGCCGGCGTCCACCCCAGCACCTCCAACCAGTACTGCTTTGCCAGCGCCCAGGGGTGCATCCGCATCCAGAACAACGGTGGCAACGGCTCTGCGGTTGTTGTCGGCGCGACCGATATCAACGGCCCGGCGGAGAACGCTTCGTTCAACCCAACCACCACCTACAACTTCCACGGGCAGACGTACTCGGCGGGCACGGTGCAGTTCACCGGCCACACCAACGAGTGCCTGGCGCTGGATAGCCAGCTGGTGCTGGCTAAGACGGCGGTGTGCAATGCCACGGGGACGATCTGGGTGCCGGTGAATATGAACGGCGCGATCCAGTGGTTGTCACGGCCGGCTACGGAGGCCAACGGCGCTGATTCGTATCTGGAGGCCCCGGTGGCTGCTGATGGCACCCGGTTCCGGATCGCCGGTAACGGCCAGGGGTTCGAGCGGTTTAAGTCGTGCAGCGGTAACTGCTAGAAGAACGCACAACTGAATAACAACTGAATAGCACCATGCCGGGTTGGCCGAGCGGACGATGGCGCCTGACTGTAAATCAGGTCTGAAAGGCACGGGGGTTCGAATCCCTCACCCGGTACGCAGCTAGGCGGTAAAGCCAGGCAGCAGGAGACCCCGAACCACGGGTCAAGCACTGTGACTGGACTAGTATGCCCGCTGACCCGTGTCGGCGGGTACCGGGATTGAGTCTCCCCTTCCATAAGGGGGACGAGGATTCCCCGGGTCACACGGGACCAGCACCCGTAGCTCAACGGACAGAGCACCTGATTACGGATCAGGTGGCTGGGGGTTCGAGTCCCTCCGGGTGCACGTGATAATCAGGTACGGGATGACCCTGTCAGATGTCGCCACCCAGGCCAGGGAGTTCCTGGATATGAACGGGTGGGCCCAGGGTTACCTGTACGTGACCAACGGGCACGACTCCGGCCGGCTCGACCTGGCCGGCGCGCTGATGCTGGCTACTTCCGGGAACTACGTCTGGGACAGCCAGGACCGGGAGCAAGTACAGGTGCTCCGTGCAGCAGCCGGCAGGCTGGTGCGCAAGCAGCCGTCCCTGGCCAAGATCAGGTCTACTGATCGCGCCCGGGACCTGCGGGTCATCTCGGCCTGGAACGACGAGCCGGGGCGCACCAAGGAGCAGGTGCAGGAATTCCTGCACGAACTGGCAAAGGAGGCGTAGTGGCTAAGGGCACCACCAGCGAGGCCAGGAAGAACGCAGCGAAGGCACGCTGGGTTTCCGGCAAGACCGCACGATCCCAGCGTGCAGCGGCTCAGCAGGCCGCTGCCCAGCGCAACAGGGCAGCAGGGACCTCACCCTGGAAGGAAGCCTGCGCAGCGCGCTACGCCCGTCACGAGGCGGCTAAGCGCGAGGGACGGTGGGAGCCGGCAGTGCGCTCTCCCCTGGGCCTGATCCAGCGCAGTGATGGCCAGCGCTCGTGGTATGAGGATCCCGGGGTCAGGGAGCGTTCGCATGTCACGGGGATCCCGGTAAATGCCTTGCGTGGCAGGGCTTAGCCGGCTAGTGTAGTTCCTGTTCCGGTGAGGGGTTCATAACCGGAACAGGCGAGCCGGCTGGGCCCGGGCTCCCCGGGTTGAGTCCCCTTCCCGGGTGAGAAGCCAGCTGGCGAGGGCAAAGAAGGGACGGGCTGCGCAGGATTCCTTCCTGGGCCGGTGCACCCCCCGTCACCGGCCCCTTGCAGCCCGTCCCTTCTTTGCTACAATTACAGCATAATATGCAGGGGTATGGCGAAATGGCAGACGCGCAGCCTTGAGGTGGCTGTGTCCTTTACCGGACGTGAGGGTTCAAATCCCTCTATCCCTACGGCCTGATGGCGGAATTAGGCAGACGCGCTGGATTCAGAATCCAGTGTCCGCAAGGACGTGAGGGTTCGATTCCCTCTCGGGCTACGAAGGACCTGATCAGTCCTTTACCGGCAGGCAAAGCGAATCAAGATGGAGCTGCAAGCAGTCCTAGTTCCCTTGCTGACTCAAGGGTGCCTGTCGGAACACGGAGCGATGGCACGAGTGGCTTATGGCGCCATCCTGCTAAGGTGGTGGCCGATTAATGTCGGCCCGAGGGTTCGAATCCCTCTCGCTCCTCGCAAGGAAGATAAACCTGTTGGGTACGGGCTCCGTCTGGAAAGCGGATGGGCGGGAAACCGCTGAGGTTCGAGTCCTCTGTTTTCCGCAAGGAAGGTATGCCTCGCTGGCTAGGGGCACACGGTCCTGAAAACCGTTACTGGGGGCTAGTACCCTCCAGGGGGTTCGACACCTCTGCCTTCCGCACAGTAAACTGAATACGCCCTCTTAGCTCAGACGGAAGAGCGTCTGCATGGTAAGCAGGAGGTCTGGGGTTCGATTCCCCAAGGGGGCTCGCAGGTATCTGCACAGCGGTACTGAGTGGCAGTAAGCACTGATCAGCCTCTGCCGTCAGGGACAAATACAGCCGGATAGTTGAGTCCGCCGGCCACTGCCCTGGCAAACAGTACCTGCACGCCGGTATAGCTCTTAACGGCAGAGCAGCCCTTTCGTAAGGGGAAGGTTGCAGGTTCGAATCCTGTTACCGGCTCGGGATGATTGCCCAGGAGTTGGTTGGGCGCGAGGAGTGCACTCCGGACGCCACTGGGTTGCGGTGCAAGACCGCAGAAGGGGTGAGGGCTCATTAGCCGGGCTCTCGTGTAAGCAGTCATCCTGACTCTTGACAGTAAATCACTGAAGGTAGTAGACTGGCAGTACATCGGGATGTAGCTCAGTTTGGTCTAGAGCACCGGCTTTGGGAGCCGGGGGTCCGGGGTTCGAATCCCTGTATCCCGACGAAGGTAAGCGGGCCACGCTGGTCTGTACAGAGGGTCGTGACGGATACCTCGGGGGTGGTGATACCCAAGGCCATTGTCAAGGCGGCAACCCAGCGGGTCAGATGGGACTTCTCTGCTTACCTTCATAACTGGGTATGGCGCAGTTTGGCAGCGCGCGTGCTTCGGGAGCACGAGGTCGCAGGTTCAAATCCTGCTATCCAGACGAATGGGGACATGTGTAATAGGTGATCCTAGGCACGTATCCGAAAGCACGGGTTCGTCCCATCCCCATTCACCACGGGATATGGCGCAGCTTGGCTAGCGCGCTGGTCTGGGGGACCAGAGGTCGGCGGTTCGAATCCGTCTATCCCGACTGGTGGTACGCTGATGTCTTGGTCCACGGACGCGTACCACCACTAAGGGCCTGTAGCTCAGTCGGTTAGAGCGCCACACTGATAATGTGGAGGCCGGAGGTTCAATCCCTCCTGGGCCTACGTACCAACCCCTAATGCGCGCCTCGGCGCGTCCTCAGCAGAGGATGCTGGGGGAGATGATGCATGTGGATAACCTGCCCGTACTGTGTCAGCAGGGAAAAGGCGCGCATAGCTAAGAAGTACAGCAAGCGCCGTTGCAGGGAATGCAGCAAGGTGCACGGGATCGAAGGCGTCCCTGAGGGCGTCATGTTCAGCACTGGCCGGCAGTACCGGCTGTGTTTCCTGCACCATCTGGAGCACAAGGAGGATTCGTGAGCGACGAGCGCGACACCATCCACCTGAACGTGGCAGAGCCGGTGCTCGGCGTGCAGGTTGGTTCCCGGCCGCTCCGGGTCCACCCCCTCAGCGAATGCGAGGGACGGGATCTTCCCTGTGTTATCCACAGCCCCTCAGACCATCACATGGCCTCCTGGCCGCTGAACTGGCGTGCCGACACCCAGGTGATGGAGCGCATCTGCGAGCACGGCACAGGCCACCCTGACCCCGATCATATGGCCTACGTGCGCTCCCTGACCCCGGAGCACGACTGCATTGATGATCTGCTGATGATCCACCCGGAACACCGTGCCTCCATCAAGGACGTCAGCTCTTACGGCCGGCTGTGCAAGTACCCGCACCTGGAGTGGCAGGGCGTGCACGGCTGCGACCGGTGCTGCTGATGAACGACCCGGGTTTCGATCGGTTCGAGGTCATCAGCCACTGCAAAGACCCTGATGCGATACTCACACACGAACGCCCCGGCCGGGTGCTGATTGCGGTTGGCGTGAAAATTGAATTGTCCGTTCAGGACGACGGGCGCACGCTGAAGGTGTTCCTGACGGACAGGAACAAGCCGGAAGAGGTTTCGTGAACCCCATCCCGCATAAGCACAGGTTCAGGAAAAAGATCGGCGAGGGAATTATCCCGGTGAAGAACAAGCCGGGAGAGGTTGACCGGGTTACCGTGTGGCAGTGCGACGAGCCGGAGTGCACGACGACCAAGCGCAAGACAAAACGTGTAAAATAGCAGATGGGTGAGTACGCCAACGGCAGAGCGGGCCGGTTCAAAACCGTCCGGTTGAGGGTTCGAATCCCTCCCCACCCACAGCGGGGTAGCTTAGCTGGTTAAAGCACCGGACTCATAATCCGAAGATCGTGGGTTCAAATCCCACCCTCGCCACCAACCCCGGAGCATACTCGTATGCTCCGGGGTATTTTAATGTAATCTGTAATAGTAGTCTGTCATACTGAGAGGAACCGGCGGGTGGATGCAGAGCTGATTCAGGTTTTCGTCACCAATGCGGGTTTTGCCGGCGCAGTTATAGTAGCCATAATCACAGGGCTGTTATACCCGAGAACATATGTCAGGGACCTGAAAGAGGAAAACAAACGATTACGGGAATCCCTGGCGCTGGAACGTGCCCGGGGGGATGCGGCAGTCCAGGCAACAAACACAACCAACCAGATCCTGGGTGCCCTTCATGAAATCGCCAGTGAACGTTCTTTCAGTCCAGACCATTCAGCCGGGGAAATCAGGAATGCCCTGCGGAGCAGAGCCTATGAAGATTAAGCTGATCTGGGGGGAACGGAAAGATGCACGCAAGCGGTTAAAGGAAGCGGAGCATGAGGTAAATATCAGCCGGGAGAAGTACAATGAATGGCGCGCTGATACAGCTGCTCCCTTGCACACTTTACAGGAGCAGAACCACTTTGCTGAGATATTAGCTGAATCATTGATTAAGGGGTACAGCAAGTAATGACCCAGGTGCAGTTACTGCTGCTGGCGTACAAGGTCACTACGGTGTCAGTTATCGCCAGCACAGTGTCTTTCGTACTCGTGTACACGAAGCTGGCGCCCTGGTGGCGCTCGGCTATCGGCAGGACCATCGTGTGGAAGGACATCGTCCTGGTGATGGCTTTCCTCCCGGTGACCTTGTCCTTGTTCTTTCACTTCAGCCGGCTGACATCCCTGGTAGCGTCCTGGATTGACATTGCTGATTTCCTGGCGATTACGGTCATCATGGTGATCCGGTGCCGGATCTGGGTCCGGACGTACACCGATGGCCAGCTGGGGACTGAGCAGGACGGAGGCGGTGATGAGACAGCTCTCCCCGGGGTTCGGTGAGGGAATCATCACGCCTGTCCACGTCCCTGATGACCCGGTGCCCCAGCCGGTTCCCCTCCAGGCGTACTTCGCCCAGGAGATGGCGCCGGCCTCCCGCAATCTCTCCCCTCCGAAACGCTGTATAGCCGTCCAGGTCACGCGCAGGCGAGCGCGTGGTCCTGAGGACGGCCCTGCGTTTTCCGGCCGCTAGAATGCAGCTGAGAGCCGTATAGAAAGGACAGGGGGCAATGGCCAGTCTCCGGGAGTACTACAAAATGCTCCGGGGCCAGGGGTACACCCCCCGGCACGCCCGGGAGCAGGCCCAGCTGTGGCGCTCGCGTCAGTCCCTGCCGGCTACCACCCAGGTCAGTGATGCTGTCCCTGACCCGGTTATTACTGACGAGCTGAGGTTCATCAGCTGGCGCGACCCGTCCCCGACCAGCAACCCGTCCCGGCCCCGGTCTGACCGGATCCGGTATGACGCCGTGCATCAGGTAGTGGCCATTGACTGGGCGCGCCCCGGCGCGCTGGGCCCGACCACGTACTACCGGGGTGTGCCCCGGCAGGTATGGGAGCAGCTGGCTAATTACGAGCCGTCCACCGGCCGGTATGTCAACCGGGTGCTGGGTGGCTATGCATATGATTACAATGAAGGGGTTTAGTTATGCCCGGAGATGCACCGGGGCCGTCTGTCCTTAACCCGGCACAGTACGAGGCCCTGAAGGATAAGGGATTCTCCAAGGAGTCTGCTGCGAAGATCTCCAATGCTTCAGCAGGCAGGAAGCGCAAGAGGAGGAAGAAGTAATGATAGGCTGGCTAATCGGGGTTATCGTCCTGATAATTCTCATCGTTCTGCTGTTCAGGATTCTGTAATTGTTTCTGCGTGTTATCAATCTCCGTAAGGGGGCCCCTGTTTTCCACAGGGCCCCAAGTATTGACATAGATGAATCAGAAAGACGCCCACCCCGGATGTGCCGCAGGTCCCTTGTCGTCCGGGCCCCCGGGCGCAAGGGGATAGTGCTGGGGAGGTGGAAGAACGTTGGCCTTGGATCCGATGAAGCCCTCCGGGAAGTCATGCGGTGCGGGCTTGCCCGGGAACCTTCCGTCTGGGGGAACCTTGCCAGCGAGCGTGAAACTCTTGCTTCGGCGCAAGGTGGCAATCTTATCCACCGGCCTGGAGGACGAGATGATGCTCCTGGAGATGATGGGGCTGATGACTGATGAAAGTCCGTGACCTGATCGGTGTTCGGGGGCTGCCGAACACCGAACAGCTGGCCGGGCTTTTAGCCGAGCAGCTGGCTGAGGTAGCCAAAGCGCGCAAACGGGTAGCCCGAATGTCCACTCATGAGATGCTGGAGTGGGCTGATGTCGCCGGCTCAGGGATGGCCAGGGCGTTCGGGGATTACCGCAGGGAAGGCGCTCCCGAGGCCCTGGACGAGATCCGGCAGGCCCTGCTAGCCTTGAGTGCGGTCACCGATGAGCTGGCTGCCCGTCAGGACGCGCAAAATCACTGAGCAGAAGGAGCACCCCGTGAAGATCGTTGATGAGCTTGAGCGCCTGTGGCGCGAGGCAGTCTCTGATTCCGGCCCCGAGCTGGAGAAGGTCAGGGAGGCCGCAGCTGCCGAGGTGACCACCCTCAAGGAGGACGTGAAGACCGACCTGGCTAACGCCAAGGCCGAGGTCCTGGCGTATGCTGAGCAGCATCTGCCAGAGATCAAGGACTGGGCCGAGAAAATCCTGGTCAAGGTCGAGCAGGCTGTGCACAGCGCCCTCGCCAAGCACTGATTTCCCTTTACAGATTCGCGTCCCGGGTATAGTATAGTCCTGTACCCGGGACGCGTCTGTGTGAGGAGAATCATAATGACTGACCGTCCGGACAGGCACCCAGCTGGCCAGTGCCTGTGCGGCTGCAACGATTGCAAAGCAGCCAGGAAGGGAACCATCTGGTCACAGCATTGTTTCAGGCACCGCAGGGGCTGCCACCTCAGGTGCACTAAATAGCCCGGCAGCAAGGGGAACCGTAACGGTTCCCCTTTTTGTTATGCTCAATGCATGAACAATGAATTTGAGGATGAATTCGGGGATGAAACCGATGCCGAGCGCGCTGCGCGCGAGGCAACGGCTGTTCACCTGGACGAAACCAGCCAGCAGTTTGTTGATGGCCTGGTAGACCAGCTGATGAAGGTCTGCAACGCGCTGTCCGGGCACGAATTGCGCCCTTACCAGACACCGTTAGCCAGCCGGCTGTTCGAGTCCGTCCTGATCGGGGACGGTTCTACAATCACAGCCCTGATGGCCCGGCAGGTCGGCAAGACCGAGACGATAGCCAACGTAGTCGCCACCTGCATGATCATGCTGCCCCGGCTCGCCAGGATTTACCCACGCCTCCTCGGCAAATTTGCCGAGGGCGTGCTGGTTGGCGCGTTCGCCCCCGTAGAGGAACAGGCCGGCACATTATTCGACCGGATTGTCGGCTGCCTGTCCTCGGACACAGCCAGCGACATGCTGCGCGATCCCTCTATTGACGACATGCTGATTGGCCGGGGACGGCAGGTATCGCTCAAGCGCTGCGGCTCCCTGGTCCGCAGGACAACCTGCCACCCACGCGCGACTATCGAGGGCCGGACCTACCACATCATCCTGGTGGACGAGTGCCAGTTTGCGGACGACAGGGTTATCAACAAGTCCGTGGCGCCCATGGGTGCGGCGAACCGGGCAACCATGGTGTTCACGGGCACCCCGACTATCCGCAAGAACGTTTTCTACGAGCAGATCCAGAAGAACAAGCGCAAGGAAACGCGCCGTTCCCGGAAATACCATTTCCAGGTGGACTGGAAAGAAGCCGGAAAATACAACGAGAACTACCGGCTGTTCGTTATGGACGAAATGCTCCGTCTGGGCGAGGACTCCAACGAATTCAAGCTGTCCTACAAATGCATGTGGCTGCTGGATCAGGGTATGTTCACCAGCTCGGAGAAGCTGGACACCCTGGGGGACACCTCTATGCAGTCCCTGGTCCACGCGTGGCACGCGACTCCCGTGGTGGTGGGAATTGACTGCGGCCGGAAGCAGGACAGGACCATTGTCACGGTTGTCTACGTGGACTGGGACAACCCGGACCCATTCGGCTTGTACATGCACCGGATCCTGTCCTGGAAGGACCTGGAGCACGTGGACTGGGAGGAGCAGTACTTCATCATCAAGGAGTACCTGGCGAATTACAACGTATGGAAAATCGCCATTGATTCGGGGGGATTAGGTGATGTTGTCTCTGACAGGCTCGCGCGCCTGATGCCCTACACGGAGATAGTGAACATCCTGTCAGCGCCGGCTGAGCAGTCACGGCGCTGGAAGCACCTGCTCCAGCTGATGGACCGGGGCCTGCTGGCTTACCCGGCCGGCGCTAAGGTGCGCAATCTGCGCGTGTGGAAAAGGTTCCACCAGGAGATGGAGGACCTGGAGCTGGAGTACAAGGGACCGCACATCACGGCCCAGGCGCCAAAGGCAGCCAACGCCCACGATGACTACCCGGACTCCCTCGCCCTCGCCTGCGTACTGTCACTGGACGAGGGCGAGGGAGGGACCGTCACCGTTTTTGATAATTTCTTCTACTGACCGGCCCGGTGCCTGCCCCGGCCCCTTTCCTTGCTGGCCTGCTGAGCTGCCTTCCTGGCTGCGCGCTCATCCTTCTTGTGCTGCTTTTTCAGATTGCGCGCAGCCTTCTGGGCTGCCTTGCGTGCCTTGCGCTCTTTCTCAGCAGCCTGCTCCCTGGCGTGACGGGCCTTCATCGTTACGTTATCCTCCCACTGTCGGTCTGGCATGTTCCTGACTACCTCCTATCGTATGAGATACTATCATCACCGAGACTAAAAGTCAAGAACGGTAGAATGATAAATATGACCGTACAGTTCACCGGGGGTCCCGACTATAGTTCGCAGCCTCTCCTGCCACCGTGGTACACCATTGGCTGGACAGCGCAGGCGCCTTTTTTCCTGACAGCACCGTCCAGCCCGTTCGCGCCCATCCCTTTTCCCTCTGATCAGGTATTTGTCGAGACAACGGGTATGTACTTTGATGCAGACCGCAACCCCCTGTCCGGTTACCTGACTTTCCAGCAGGGTGACAACATCACCGTCACCGAGGGCGGTGTCACTTACCGGGTTCCGGCGCGTTTAACCGGGCTGATCCCCCCGGGCGCCTATTACGGCTACGCCTTCCGGGGATCAGGGCGCATCAGTCTTTATTACGGGAGACTTGATGTTGTTCTCATGGCAACGGATAACCCGAACGTAGTTACTGACTCCGGCAGCCCATTGGTATATCATGTAAAGGAATACTTTATGGGTGGCCGCAATTTCGACATCAGAGTCCCGATGGCATCGGACAGCCCTGTGGATATCTCGGATCTCATCGTGGCAGGGACCACCTCGCCCAATAAAGACTGGAGTCTGGGATATTAAATGCCTGATTTAGCGTTTTCCAGCACTAACAGCGTGGGTGCCGGCTGGACGGTTCAGAAGCTCAGCAACAACCCCGCCGGCTTTAACCTGGGCTACACCGTCACAGCGCCAGCCGGCAACCAGGATAAGGAAGATAAGTAATGGCTGACTACTCCTACCAGCCAGTCGGCTGGACTTGCCAGGCACTGGCCAACAACACTGCCGGGCAGAACCTCGGGTACGACGCGCACGCACCGAACCTGCCCGGCCACCCCAGCGTGCGGCCGGTTACCGGCGAGGCTGCCCATATGATGGCCGGCGCCCCCGGTGATTCTCCCGGCGGTCCCATTTCCAATGACCAGATGCGCCTGCATCAGGACCCGACCACGAAAAAGACCTATGCAGATGGTGTCCCGGCGGTCAACCCGAACCCCGAGCACGATCTCGCCTCCAGTGCCAAGGAGAAGAAGCTGCTGGCTGGTGTCGATCACGGCACCTACGTCGGCGTGAATGTCTCTACTCCCCAAACGCGCGACAGCCGGTACGCTCCCCCGTCGCCTGCTCCTGCTGACCGGGCCACCCCCGAGGGCGAGAAGCAGTTTGAGGACAACCAGGAGCGCGCAGGAGAGGGCCCGGCAGCCGTCGAGGCCAAGGCGCTCGACAAGGCTGCCGGCGTGCGGTCCCGCAAGCCCCCGGCCGGCAAGAAGGCTGAGACTCCCCCCGAGCCCCAGCAGCAGAAGAAAAATGCTCCCGAGGTCGAGCAGGACCAGAGCACTGTCCAGCCCCAGGCTGATAAGTAACCGAAAGGAAGCCTTAAATGGCTACACAGAATTATTTCGCACCGGGCTGGACGTCGCAGCAGAATCCTGACACCGAGCAGGGAGCCGGCGCTACTTTCGGCGGCTTAGCTTCCCCCGGCGCCAATGGCTACCTGGCTTGGTCCACCGAGCCGGATGATGCTACCCAGAGCGTGGCTATCGGTGCGACCGCTACTTCCTTCGGCTGGCTGACCCGGGTATTCTGCCAGACCGGCGGCCCGTCAACCAAGCTGGATCTGGTGACGGCAACCGGCACGCCGGCAACTATTACCGGCTGCGTGTTCGCGCTGTATTCCAACACGTCCTTCGCCACCGGGCCGCTGGCGTTCACCGCATCCCAGACCGCTACCCAGCTCACTGCTGCCAACAGCCTGTTCTCCGTATCCTGGGCCACCCCGTCCTCGGTATTCCTTCAGGCCGGCCAGTACTACTGGGTGTACACCACCTGCACATTCTCCTCCACTGGTGTACTGACCCTGGCTGCTACCACAGCTACCAATGCGGCAGTGATGAACACTAACCAGACGGCCTCGGCAACGAACGCCGGCAACTCCATGACCCTTTCCCCGGCCCCGGTCCTGTTCGGCGCAGTTGCTGCCAACAGCACGCTCACTCCGCAGACTTCCTGGGCCAACTCCGCATCCAAGTTCTGGTTCGGATTGAAGTAACCCATGGTATTCACTGCTGTTCAGTCGGCTGAGGGAACCCTGACAGCCGCCACGGTGGCTACAGTTACCTTCGGGGTGGGCTCTGCCCCGACACGGTATTCTTATATTGCGGTTACGAATGACAGCGCTGCTGCGTCCCCCGTCCCGATTTATTTCACAGCGGACGGGACAACTCCTACAGTCGGCGGTCAGGACTGTTTCGCAGTAGACCCGAATACCACCGTGGTCGTGGCCAATGGAGGCGGGCTGTGGACCCAGGCCCAGTCCATTATGCAAACGGGCACCCAGACTCCCAGTTCCTACACCACTGCCTCCACCCCGTGGCAGGCAACACCATATGGCTCCTCCCTGGGCGGTGGGGTGGCAAACCCGGGGACAACCGTCAAGCTCATTTCGTCAGGAACCATGGCATACACGGTCTCCGGCTCAGGATAGAGGAAAACATGGCACAGATCGCACCGGGCAACCCGTATCCAGAGCGGGTTACCAACACGTACGAGCGGATCATCGCTCCCAGTGCCCCGGGTGGCCGGGGACCCCTGCGTTTCGAGGAAGGGTTAGGTACTGACACTGACCTTCCCAACGAATTCGTAAATGGCATTATGCAGGGTTACGTTACGGACGCACGTGGGCATAACAAGAATGTCTATGAGAAGTTCCCCGAGGAGACCATGCGTGAGCGGGCTCACGTCGGCTCAGCTGCATGGGTCGAGGCGCCCACCTACCTTTCCGAGTTCGCCCAGGGCACCCAGGTTCCCGGCCGGTACGAGTACCTCCAGGTCAACCGGGGCGCGCCGAACCCATCAGGCCGTCGTTACGAGCGTCACAACCCGGCCTGCGTCAACGACTGACACATGGGGTATTCTCGGTATCGTGCCCGAGACTAAATCCACAGTATGCGGTCTCCCTCTGGACATGGAACCGCAAATCCCACTGGCTGCCCTCGTCCTGCTCAAAGGGCTGGACGAGGACGGCAATGTCAGCTACTGGCATGAGAAAACGGATGGCCTGACGCTCACCGAGGCGTACGGGATGGTCCTTTCCATGGCCGACGAGATCCGTGAAGAACTCCTGCACGGAGATGATGATTGATGCCCATGTTCCCCCGGGAAGGCTGGTGGCCTTTCTCGGATTGCAATGAAAGACAGTTTCATCACATCAATGAGAAACTGGAAGAAATTCTCCACAAGTTAGGAATGGTAATGGCAGCACAGGACGACGTAAATGCAGCTGTTGCAGCTTTACAGAACGAGGAGTCAGGGGTCGCAGCAGTAGCAGCCGACCTTCAGGGCGCCGTCACTAACATCCAGCAGGAACTGGCAGCTCTCCAGTCCCAGGGTGTGGACACCAGTGCACTGAATGCAGCTGTGGACGGCCTTCAGCAGCCGATGTCTGATCTCCAGAACGCGCAGGCATCTGTGGACGCGCTGGAGACCCCCGCACCTCCGGCCCAGTAACCACTCTCGCCATAGCAAAAGCCCGGGAACCCTGATTCCCGGGCTTTTTGCTGTATGCTATTAGCAAATAGAAGGGAACCACACATGCTTGCTGTTCTTGCGTTTGTCTCTGCTGTTGTATCGGTTATCTTACTGATCGTTGGCGCCCACGCGCACCTGGCAGCTATCTTCCTGGCCCTTGCTGTTGGCCTGATTGCCCTGCACCTGGTGTACCCCTGGACCCCTTGGGCCCGGCACCCGTGAGCGTAAGGCCCACGCCTCCCCGTATGCCGAGGATCCGGTCGCGTCCTCCCAGGGTAAAGCCGGCTCCCCCGAAAATGCCCCGTCCCGGACGGTAAGTAAGAGACAATGTCTATTGATTTCGTAAGCCCGTCCATGCGGGCTGCCGGCTCTGACTTAACTATTGCCGTCTCCCCCCTGGGCCTGATCGAGCTGTCGGACGAGGAGTTCGAGGTCCATGGGCCCCGTATGGCGCGCTACGCCCAGGCGTGGGGCTTCTACCTGGGTCACCACTGGGCCTACCGGCGCGAGGCCGGTGAGCCCCAGCTGGTATTCAACTACGTCAAGGCACTGTCGGATTTCCTGACGAACTTCTCCTTCTCCCGGGGCATGACGTTCTCCTGTGACAAGGCGTTCCAGCACATCATCCCGGCCCTGCTGGACAGGGTGTGGACAGTGGACAACGCGAAGGAGCAGCTGCTGTGGGAGATGGGTAACATCGGCTCGGTAACGGGCGATGTCTTTGTTAAGGTAGCCTATGAGCCGGGGTACACCGACCCGGCTGGCCATGAGCATCCCGGGCGCGTGCTGATTCTGCCGATCAATCCCTCCTTCGCTTTCCCGGAATGGCATCCTCACGCCAAGGGACGGATGATCCGCTTCAAGCTCAAGTACCGCTTCTGGGGAACTGCACCGGAGGGCACGCGCCAGGTCTACACCTACACCGAGATCATCACGGATGACGTGATCGAGGAGTACGTCAACGACGAGCTGATTGACCAGCGCCCCAATCCCCTGGGCTGCATCCCTATTGTGCATATCGCCAATCAGATCGCTTCGGCTTCTCCCTGGGGACTGTCTGACATCCAGGACCTGATCCCCCTGAACCGGGAGTACAACGAGAAAGCGACCGAGATCAGCGACATCATCAACTATCACGTCGCCCCGGTCACGATTATCACGGGTGGCAAGCCGGCCAATCTGGAAAAAGGCGCCAAGAAGGTCTGGGCCATGCAGTCCGATAAGGCCAAGATCTACAATCTTGAAGGGGGAGAAGCCGGTCTCCCTCCTGCCCTGGAATTCCTGGACCGCATCAAGATTGCCATGCATGAGATGTCCGGCGTGCCGGAGTCTGCCCTGGGTATGGCCCAGCCTATCTCCAATACCTCCGGCGTTGCGCTGTCCATTCAGTTCATGCCAACCACTATGCGGTTTGCCCAGAAGAAAACCCAGTACGGCGTGGGCCTCCAGGAAATAAACCGGCTGGCGCTGCTGGTGCTGTTCACGCATGAGCCGGGGACCGTTGTCTACGATCCGGACACGGACGGTATCAAGCAGAATGACCAGGCTGATGCCATTGACCCGGCTGACCCGGACGTGTACCACACGGACGTGGACTGGCACGACCCGCTTCCGGTAGACGCGCTGATCAAGCTGAACGAGATCCAGCTGAAGCTGGGCCTGGGGCTGGAATCCAAGAAGGGCGCCATGCGGGACCTCGGTGAGGAATTCCCGGACGAGAAGCTCCAGGAGCTGTTCGAGGAACTGATTACCGACGCTAAGCAGGCCGGCGCGCTCCAGATGCTCAAGGCACAGATTGACGCTGCAACCATTCAGCTGACCGGGGTTATCCCCGAGGGAGCAGAGCCCGTTCCCCCGCAGGCGCCTCCTGGTGGCGCTAAGCCATCCTCCCCGTCAGCTGCTGCGCCGGATCCCCAGCTGCCTAAATCCCCCAGTATCCCGGGTATCAGCAGTCTCGGGAAGATTGTCGGCGCCGGCGGCAAAAACCTGATGGCTGACCTGGTAACCCAGGCTTACGGGACGCGCCTCCCCCAGAAGCGAGACCCGGATAAAGAAATTGATTGATTCTGCTAAGATATCCACAGAAAGCAAATACGTGAAACACCAGGGATCAACCCGGACAACTCCCCAGTTAAGGAAAAGAGATTATGACTACGCCGGATAACACCGCACCTCCAGCCAGCGCAACCATGCCGGTCCAGCCCGGATGGTATGAGCAGGGCACGCCCGGTACTTCCAGCACCGGTCACACCGTGACCTTAACAGGTGCTTCTGGCAATACTGATCCCCGGCAGTTTTTTACTGCCGAGGATATCGAGAAGGCCCGGCGCGAGGAACGCGACAAGCTGTACGGCCGGATCTCCAAGGCAGACGATCGTTTCAAGACCCTGGAAGAGGAGATCGGCACTCTCCGGGATGCTGCTGCCCAGCGCGCTGCTGCTGAGGCGCAGGCGCGCCAGGAGGCAGCAGAGACCCTGCGCATCAAGCAGGAAGAAGAACTCTCCGCACGTGAGCTGATCCAGCAGCGTGAGCAGGAGTGGCAGCAGCGCTTCACCAAGTTCCAGGAGGAACAGGAGCGCGCCCGGGTCATGTACGAGAAGGACAAGGAGCATCTTGCCCTCAAGAATTACATCGAGCGCCGTGCCCGTGAGGAAATGGCAGCCGATAATATCGGTGATGAGCTTATTGATTTCATCACCGGCAATAATCCCGAAGAGGTCGAGGCGTCTATCGTTCTTCTTCGGGAAAAGACCAAGCGTATACTTGATGGTATACGGGAAGGCCAGCAGCAGGTCCGGGCAGGAATGCCGGGAGTTCAGGGCACTGGCCAGCCCCCCCTGGGGACACCGTTGGACAACCTTTCGGGACAGCAGAATCGCCAGATGTCACTAGAGGAAATTGAAGCAATTCCTCAGTCCGAGTGGCACAAGTGGCGAGGAACATTTGGGCTTACCGGCTCAGGCAGCGACAAGGGACTCTACGCATAACCACATTTAAGACCGAAAGGTTAAGAACACATGGCTGCTATTACCGGGAGCCCGTTCCTGTCAGCCTCTCCCACGGTTTACACAGGACCGAACACCTCTTTATCTGCCGCAGTGCAGACCATCTGGAGCAAGGAAATCCTGTTCCAGAGCATGCCGATTCTGCGCTTCGAGCAGTTTGCGGTGAAAAAGACTGAACTGGGCGTCCAGCCTGGTCTGTCTATTCACTTCATGCGTTACAACAACCTCGGTGCTGCCTCGCAGCTCGTGGAAGGCGTGCGCATGCAGACCGTGGCGCTGACCGCTTCCCAGTTCGACATCACCGTGGCTGAGCAGGGCTTCGCTATTGCCGTTTCCGAACTGCTGCTGAATGCATCTTTCGC